TGAGAGATATTGCAGCTGCTTTTCCGTGGCGGGCTGGTTCAGCCAGGCGCGCGTCTTGAAGGCGCTTTCGTCGGTCTCGTGATCGTTCAGCCAGTCATCGGCCTGCGCCAGGCACACGCTGCGCTCGCCGATACCCAGCAGCTGCGGCTGCGCCCCGCGCGCGCCGCCGATGCCGTACCAGAGGCCGTCGAGCCAGAAGACGCCGCCCCAGGCCGAGAAGCCCGTGGCCAGCAGCGCATCCTCGGTGCCGAAGAGATCGACCCATTCGAAGCTGGAGCGTTTCAGCAGATCGATCTCGGTCATCAGGAAGCCGGAGAGCGCCCCGCCGTGGGCTCCCTCAAGGGTTTCACCCTCATCCTCGACCAACCCCTCGCCGCAGATCGGGCATTCACGCGAGGCCAGCGGAATATCGGCCTGACACGCCGGGCAGGTCTTCGACGGGGCCTCACCGGTTCCGGTATTGCCGTCGAGATCGACGTCCTGCTCCAGCGTGCCATGGGTCAGGCTGGACGTACCGAAATCCAGCACCACGCAGTCGGTCTTGACCACGCCCGGGTGCTCGGCGGGATCGACCGTGCGCAGGCCGCGCCCGACCATCTGGATCATGGTGGACTTGTAGGACGAGGGCCGCAGCAGCACGACGCAGGACGTGGGCGGATGGTCCCAGCCTTCCGTGAGCACCGCGACGTTGGTGATGACGCGGATCTCGCCCTTCGCGAAGGCCGCGAGGATATTCCGTCGCTCGTCGCCGGGCAGATCGCCATGGATCAGGCCGGTGGGGGTGCCTGCATCGTTGAAGGCCTCGGCGACGTGGCCGGCGTGGGCCACGGTCGAGCAGAACACCACCGTGGGCCGATCGGCGGCTTTCTCCTGCCAGTTGCGCACCACCTCCTCGGTGATCGGCGCGCGGTCCATGATCTCGGCCACCTCGCCCATGTCGAAATCGGACGCGGTCTTGCGCACCGCCTTGAGCTTGTCCTGGACGCCCACATCGATGACGAAGGTGCGCGGCGGTACGAGGTGACCCGATGCGATCAGCTCGCCCAGACGAACCTGATCCGCGACATTGTCGAAGACAGCGCGCAGACCCTTCTTGTCGCCGCGGTTCGGCGTGGCCGTGACGCCGAAGATGCGCGCCTCGGGGTTGGCATCGCGCACATGGTCGATGATGCGGCGATAGCTGTCGGCCACGGCGTGGTGCGCTTCGTCGATCACCAGCAGGTCCAGCTTCGGCATCCCCGTCAGATTGGCCTCGCGTGCCAGCGTGGGGACCATGGCGAAGGTCACCTGGCCGCCCCATGATTTGGTGGTGGCATCGACGACGGAGGTGGACACATCCGGGACCACGCGCCGGAACTTGTCGCGGTTCTGCGCGGTCAACTCATCGCGATGAGCCAGCACGCAGGCCTTGGCATCCGTGTCTCCGAGGCTGTCGCCGGTGACCGCCGACAGCATGATCGTCTTGCCCGCTCCGGTCGGCGCGATGCCCAGCGTGTTGTCGCGGGTGCCGAGCGCAGACAGGCTGCGCTCGACGAAGAGTTTCTGGCGGGGACGCAATCGCATGGTTCAGTCCCTCACTCGGCCCAGCTCGGACGGCCCGAGAAGCCGGGGGTGGCCGGCGCTTGCTGCGCAGGCGCCTCCTGCGGCTGCGGCTGCGGCTGTGACGCTGGTGCGGGATGACCCTGCGCAGGTGCAGGGGGAGCAACCGGTGCCTGATGCTGCGGCGAGAATGCGGGGGGCTGCATCTGCGGTGCCATGCCCGGTGCCGCGCCATGACCCATGAGCTGCGCATAGTCGCGGTGATCGGGCATGACCGCGCTTTTGATCTCGTTGCGCTCTTCCCCGCTCGAGTCCTTGCCGACATCGATCCGGGCGATGAACTCGATCCCGTCGAGGTCGGCAAACCCGTTGATGCGCCGCGCGGCCTGCGCCTGCGCCGAGTTGTCCTTGTCGGAAATTCCGCGTGATGAGTTCAGCATGCCCCGCACCAGGCTGCGGCCCATATTGGCCCAGTTCGGGCCGTTGGGGCTGTAGAGCCCGATCAGCGACCAGATCTTGCGCTTGGCATAGGGTCCTTCGAGAACCGTGTATTCGGCATCGAGATAGACCGCGCCCGTGGAGGCCCGCTTGGCATAGCCGCCGGTCCAGCCCTGCGCGGGGTCGTCGAACCCGCCCGGGCGGATCGTCATGCGCACCTTGGCCAGCGTGCCCTTGGGGATGACGTTGGCGTTGGTTTGCGCGTCGTTGAAGTCGTTCCAGAGAGACATGGAATAGGTCCTTTCAGTTGGTGGTGTCGTTGGAAGGGGTGGCCTGCGCCTTTGGCGGCGCCGGAAGCTCGGGGGCCTGGTAGGTCAGCCGCCGCTCTTCGGGGACCAACGGGCCGCGGATCTTGTCCATCAGCCGCCCGAGATGGGGCGCCTCGAGCATGTCGAGCCGGCCGGAGCGGTCCTTGGCGGGATAGCCCCACGGGTTCAGGGTCTGGCAGACAAAGCCGCGCTGCAGGGTGCCATTCTCGGCCTTGAACTCGGCCATGGTGATGACCTGATCGACGATGCCTGGCAGCTCGAGCCCGGTCTTGGACCCGTCGATCTGCGGCTGGAAAACCGGGCGATTGAAGTCGTCGAGCTTCTGGTCGAGGATGCCGACAAACCAGACATTCTTCGCCCGCGTGTGCTGCAGATGCGTGAGCCAGGCGATCATCTCGCGGCCATGCAGGCCATACGCGCCGCGCACATCGGGCTTGCCGGTCTTCTCGGAGAACGCCTCGGGCTGCCCTTTGCACCAGCCAAAGCACAGCCGCCCCGCCACGGTGATCGAGTCGATGAATACCGTGTCGTACTTTTCCAGCGCGGCCGGGTCGCCGAACTTCGCGCAGACCGCCTCAAAGTGCGCCTGGCTGTAGGGCTGGTCTGCCCGCAGCGCCGGGTTGGGTCCGCCGATGAACACCGCGAAATCCCGGCATTCCGCCCATGTCCGCGGGCGAATGGCATCCATTGCCAGCCCCTCGATGGCCAGATCCCCGGCTTCGAGATCGAAGAACAGCGTGGTCGAGTTTTTCAGCGTCCAGAGCAGCGATGTCTTGCCGATCCCCGAGGTGCCGAAAATCACGCCCTTGATGCCGCGAGTTTCCGCCAGCCGCTGGTCGGCGGTGATGATGGGGAGTGCGCCGGTCATGCCAGCACCTCCTGGCGCGCCCGCGCTGCATCGGGATCACTGCTGGTCACGGCCGCAAACAGCGCATCCAGCCGGTCGGCCTCGGTGAGGCACTCAACGCCCTTGCGCCGCATGAACCGCCGCGCGTCATCGAGCAGGTCGGGCTCGACGATCAGGTCGGGGACGGCGACGTATTCCTCGGCGCTCTCGACGAAGTAGGATTTCGAGCGCAGGTCCTTCACCAATGGCACGAAGGCCTCGCAAACCTCTGCGAAATCCACCTGGCCCAACCCGTCTTCCCGGTTGCGCAGGATGCGCTTGACCTCGGAAATGATCCCGGTGCGCAGCATGCGCAGCGCCCCTTCCTGCCGCGCCTGCGTGCAGGTCAGCGGAAAAGCGGCCTCCATCATCTCATCGGCGATCCTGGGGGCGTTGTTGCCCAGACGGGATGCGTAATCCCAGACGCGTTCGGCAAAAGCCGCTGATTGGCTATCAAGCATCAAACCACTCCTTGATTGTTGTGAAAGCTGTCGATCCATCGGCGATGGCTCTGGCATCGAGGTCGTGGAACGGGGCCTCCTGCGCCTCGCGCATGCCCTCGCGGGCCAGCGCGAGATTTTGGTCCGTGGCCCATTCGGCAAAGGCGCGGAACGTGCCCGTCACATGCTGCCAGGCCACCTGTTCGGGCGTCGGCGCCACGTAGAGCGGGTTCCGACGGCTGGGCCTGCGCTGCGGGCGCATTCCCCGCATGGCGGCATCCGTGACCATCTTGCGCATCGCAGTGCGGTTCGGTTCCTCGCCGCGTTCGAGCCGGTCATCCAGCGTGCGGCGCACGATGCCCGGATCGTTCGTCTCGGCATCGCGCAGCTGACGGGCTTCGTGGATCTGGTCCCGGCGCAGGCCAAGGTCAGCGGTTGAGGCAGTGTTGTGGTCTTCAACACTGCTCCGGTTTCCACCGTTGCGCTTCACCTCGCCACGCGCCTGTGCCGCGTCGTACTCATCAGCCAGCCGACGCTTGGCGGCCGCTTCGATTTCCAGCGCGTCGGCCTGCGCACGGTGGGCGGCGGCGATCAGATCGTCATGGGCAGATTTGGCGGTTTGCAGCCGGGCGGTACGCTTTGCGATGTCATAAGCGAGGCCAGCCGCTTCGCGGGCTTCCAGCACCTCGGCAGCCGTCCTGGCCCCCGACAGCATGGTCGCTGCGCGTTCGATGAGGCCGGGCAGGTCCTGGTCAGGGGCGTGAATGGGGCCGAGCGCGGTCATTGATCACCCTCCTGCGGGACGATCTCGACCTTCAGCGCGCCGGACCGGACGGTGCGCGCAGGTTCAAACTGCTCGCGGATGTTGTCGGGCCAGGCGGCGTATTTGCGCTCCGGCACCTTGATGGCGATGTCGACATATTGTGCGGGATTGTCACCGGCTTTGCGGATCTGCGCGACCATCGCGGCGAGCTTGTCCTGATCCCAATCCACGCGCTTGGGCAGGTCCGCCACGACGGTGAAATCACCGTCATCGAAGCGGATCGTGCCCG